ATATCCTGTTTCTGCGGTGTATGGAGTGAACTGCTGTGTCTCGGTTCGAACAAAGAACCCGTCCACATAGAAAATACCATCAGAAACCGTAATCAGTTTGCAGTTGCCAGAAGTATTAAACGAATCAGAAACAACACTCAAGCCAGAAACAGTGAATGAATCAGTGGTCAGATCAAAAGTACTAGAAAACGAAGTTCCCGAAACAAAATCAACAACAAGAATTAAATACCCGTCAGTATTAACATCAGGAGCAATATAATGAACCACCTTTGCTTGTGTTGTGTTTGTGGTATTGGTGGGTGTGAGAATGCCGTCAACCAGCGTGGAGTAGTCAGTGACCCCCGCAAGAGGAGTACCAATACCAGTGGCAACCATTAAAAATGAAGAATTGCGAACACTAATACCACCACCAATAATCCGAGATCCGTCCTTGAACAGATGATCGCCGATTCTAGACAGTTGATCCTGTAGGATGGACTGCAATTGTGTGGCTTCACGGGCTTGCAGGGCGTATCCTGGCTTGAACAGAACACGCAAAAACCCGTTGTCCGCAGAAAAATCATCGTAGTACGGACTGATATTGAAGATGCTAGGATCGTATGCCATATGTTCCTCTTAGAAGCCCAATCGAACTCTAAATTCTTCCTGTTGACCAACAGTTCTTTGTATAGGTCTTACATTGTCTATGTATAAGATTTCGCCCGAAGTTCTGTCGATCTCTGGCAGGTCTACATTGGTCACAATGTACGCCCCAAGAGTGGAACCAGACACCCCATCAACAGCAACACTCTTGAAAGAACCCACCACATTGGTCAAGTAAAGTTTTCCATAGGAATTATTGATAAATTCCCAGTGGTACACCCGACCCGTAGCGTAGTTTCCATAGGTTCCTGTGACTCCTTGCGTCACCGAGTCTCCACTAGAAAACGAGTTTTGAGTGAGTGAAGCCGAAGTAGTGTCCACAACACCCACCGCAGAATTCAAACTAGTACCCAGTTCCACAACATGAACACCTCTGTATGCAGGAGTACTGTCTAGATCAAAATACGCTTGTCCTGTTTCCACAACCTTATACAATTTTTGATTACCATCCTTACTCAAGAATGTAGCATTAGTAGAAGAGGGAACTGTATCCGTAACCCATACAGACTCCCCGTATGATGGAGCCACCGAAGAAATAGTAGCAGTAACACCAGAAAGCAAACCAACAATAGGAGTAATCGTCTCATTAATAAAATTTCCACTACTCGTAATACGAACACCCAATTCCGTTCCATTTGTATACAGAACTCGTCCTTGAGTGGTTATATCAAATGCAAATGCAATACCTGATTGGAGAACTGTGGCAGCAGGAATAATCTGCTCTACGGTTTCTCCAACTTGGAAATCCACAGACGGATCCGCAGTAAGCGTGAGTACATAATCATTTATGCGGTCTTGCTTGGTGATAAATCTTCCACTACCGTTCAGAGTTTTAAGAGTAATTTGCGGGGAATTTGTTGATGTTGATTTCACGCCAACAACTTTAGAAGAGGAATATGTTTCGGTTCCAATTATAATATTTGCTTCTCCTAAAGTAAAATCTGAGTTAAGAGCAGCACCACTAGTACGAATAAGAGAGATGTCTCGATAGTATAGGTCTTCTCTTCCTGCCACTATTCCGCTTCCGTCTCCAAGCACAGGATTTTTAATTATTCCAAACTGTCTATACGATCCACCGCCCACAATTTTAGCAGAATCATCTTCTGTGATCTTTACAACGATAAGAATATCTTTGGTATTCAATTCCTTTAAGATATTACTGCCGTGTCCTCCCTTGGGAGACAAAACCGCAGTCAGGGTTGGGTGATTGGTGATTGCTGACTTGGGGCTTACCACTTCAACAATTGCAGTAGAGTAATTGCGTCCAGCACTAACAACATTAATCGCAGAAATTTTTCTACTGTTGTCTATAGTTGGGAACGCATACGCTCCGCTGCCGTTTCCAGTAATCTTGATGTACGGAACAACCTCAACTGATGTGTATTGTCCGTTTGCAGTGGGAGTAATAGTGAAATCCACCGCATCATTCTGAAGCGTGAATTCAAAATTGTTTGTACCCGAAGAGTTGGTGCCTACGATAATTCCGTAGTTGTTTACCTCTGTGGGATTCTGCTCATTAGAGTCTACACGCAAAACATAACCAATAAAATTGCTTGAATTTCCTCTACTAGTAATTCTTGCTACTGAGTCGCTATCGCCGATTGTAACCTTGTTTGTTACAGGATCAAATGCCGTTACATTTAGTGTGAATGGACGACTAGGAGGTATTAAATTTACTAAATTTCGAGTGATGGCGTGCGTATACACACCAGCAGAAGCACCCGATGAGTTTACCAAATCAATTCGGGTAATTGAAGCATTCACTGCACTAGTCTGCGCGTTGTATTGATTGCTGGTTTCAGTGTCTATGCTACTAGTAGCAAAATCTACAGGAATATAATCCGTTAACTCATACGGAAGATCTCCTTCTTTTACAGTGGAAATATATTTCCACACATATCCATCAGTCGAACCAAACGCAGAAGTTAATACTCCCGTTGGTTTAATAGTGGAGGGTACTCCACCGCTGTTACCCAAGCACTTGTAGATGTTGTTTTCATCTGTAACCACATAGAAAATCTTTGGGTTGGTATCGTCAAACAAAGCATCAGTGTCGTTGTACTGATTGTAAACTGTACCGCCACCCCACTCGTATCGAGGCAAGGCAAAAACAATGTTCTGTGGGTTGAGTTTCTTGTAGCCAATGATGTCATTCATTGCTTGATACTCTGATCCCACACTGTCAACATAGGTGTTGGGTTCTGGTTCAGCAGTCCAAGTAGTACCCTTACCAATAAAAAAGAAATACTGATTATCGTTGCGTTCCAAATCCGCCAAAAAAGTTTCGGCGTATGAGCGTTGAATAGATGCCTTTAGGTAACTAGCCATTGATTTTCCCCTTATAGACCGACACTACCGTATGTATCCTCTGATATATCATTTCCCGTAGACTTATATGTACCATCTGGAAACAAGGAGAAATCTTCCAATACTATATCACCAAAAGAAAGATTTTGCCACAGTCCTGGTATGCCCTTGGTGTTTGGGTGATGTTCAATATTCCAAAAAGTTAAACCAAGAGCATATGCACTTGGATGGGATGCCGCATAGGTATCAGGAAGTTTGGTGTCCATGCCGTACTTACGAGACAGGTAGCCGTACACCTCTTGGCGTTCGATTTCCGATAGTTTGCGATCAAACACGAGCACTTCTGAGATAACACCAGCAAAAGAGAATGACGGATTAATGGCATTGTTTACTAGATCTGCAACCCATTGTGTGGTTGGTGTTGTGGTTGTGGAATCTGCTGTGGATCGAAGATGTGTACCAAATCGTGATAGCGTAATATCTCCACCGCTGTTCTGTGTTTCAGAAGCAGAAAATTGAGATTCTTGGGATGGATCTATGATTTCGGTTGGCATGAATTACCTTTCTTATACTCCGAATCGACCACGCAACACATTGAAATTTTGGAAAATCTCAGGAGCACCAAGCACGCGATTATATACTCTGAAATTTGCAATATCACCTTTATACGGGTTAGTGGAAGCAGGGGATGGAAGTCCATTTGGAATTCTAGTTCCAATGTACCATTTAGTTACAGAATCCGCGTCCCAAACAGCCAAGTCATACGGGTATGTCTGTGATACATTCAATTTTCCATTAACAAACAGTTTAACAGTTCTATCGTTAATCTGTGCAGCAAAATGTGACCACTTTCCTCTAGGAACAGAACCAGCAGTGCTACTGAGAAAAGCATTATTCACATCTGTTAGTTGAGTAGTCAGTATAGCAATACTACCACTACCAGTATTGGGAAAAAACGCCACAGCATTATCGTATCCATTTGCATCTGATGCCATAACCCATCTGTATTCACTAGTATCTGTGGCAGCATCAGGTCGGATCCATCCCTCAATTGTAAACTTGTTGATTCTTCGTCCAGATACATCCACAGTTGAAACAGTAGGAGTTGCTACTTGCACATAGTCATTTGCCCCATCAAAAGACAAATACCCACTGTTAGGTGTTTTGTATACAGGCATATTCTTTAATACCGCATCCGTTCCCACAGGACTAATATCTTTCCATGTATTCGGAACATCATCCAACAGATTTTGTACTGTTGGTTCTGTGCCGTCAACTACATCAACTCGTGGATGTAGCCACCACTGTACAGGAGTATTATCCCAACAGTAGAACAAATATGATCGAAATTGTGCCTTGTTGGTAGCCGCAGTTGCCCACACCGCATCCGTTTGTGGAATGGTACGCCGAACTCCTGCGCGAGTGTACACACCAGAATCAGCGTGATTAGAGCCTGTCGGAGTTCCATACGGATACACATGACAAACCACAAGAACCCACTCATCCTCAATCCAAGTTCCTGGTCGGGGAAACACACTGCTGATAAAATAATAATTAGTGTTTGCCGCAAGAGCAGTATTCGTTCGGTTCAATACTCCCACAGCGGTACTAGGGTCATAAGCAAATACACCAGTATATTGTGCACCATTGATGTTGTTGGTAAAACTAGTAATTTCAGTGCTGTCACGATATGTTCCTATTTTGTTTCTATTAAACCAAAAAGAAAATCTATATGTTTTCGTTGGATCTACATCCATATAATAATTCCAACCACCATCATTGTTACCACTAACACCATCCGTAGTTTTAGATTTTGCTTGCAGTACCAACTGCGGACTCCCAAACGGATCCGTTGCATACAGTATTGTATTTTCTCCTGTGATATTTTGATTGAATGTATAATTAGGAATTACAGGAGTACTTGCAAATGGAGGCACCGTCTCAATCCAACCGTCCGATGGGTGAAGATTAGAGGACTGTCCAGTCTTGATATCACCACTCGATGCACTGCTCTTTCCATCGAGATGCAGAACCAAACCAGTACTTGTAAGATAATTTTCGGAATCAGGAGTAATAACATTTGAATTTCGTCTACCAGAAATACGAGAACGATTCACCGAGCGATCACCATTCAGATATGAATTTATATTACCGTTTGCATCTCTAGACCATTCTCCAATCATTACACCCATACACACACCAGACACATGAGGATCGTATGAAATAATATTCTGAGGAGCCGTAGTGTTTCCTCCTGCTGGACGGAAACCAACCAATCCAGTAGGAGTAGCACTAGGATACAGTAGTGATCCCGATGGAGTAATACGGTAATACGAAGAGTTTTGCAGGGCTGTATTTCGATCAGTAGCATTATATGATCGGTTGAATAGAACAGCATCTATTCCCTTGGGCGTAACAAGACTACTTTCCGAGCACACCATCCCAACACCTTTATCCCATTGCTCATCGGTTGGACGGAATACTACAAAGATATCTGCTTCCGAAGACAGAGTAATACCCTGTGTAAGATAAAAATGCTGACCTGTTTGAATTTTTTCGGCAGTTGTTCCTGCTCCGTGTGTAGTACCAAGAGCAATGTAAGAACTAAATGTATTTCCGTTCCAGTTTGTGTTTGGTGAATATATTACACCACCATTAAAACAAATTCCCGTTGGTCCTGCTAGTGAAGCAAAAGAAATAACAGGGCGAAGTTTGTCCACCGTTACCCCTGCTGATGCGTATCCCGCACCGTTCCATCTGCTCCATGTCGGGGGGACAGCGTGATTGCCCTTCTTGGAAGCATCTCTCCAAACATCCATGCTTGCGCCGTTAACCACCGATCCACACACACCAATATTTTCAGGCTTGAGCCACAAGACCAGTCCATCCATACCCGCAGGAGTAAGATTGCTTTCTTTGTTGCGATAGAATGCACTAGTACTACCAAGAGCAGCACCAATAGGATTGTGCGAGGTGCGACCACCTTCAGGCACATAACAGTAGGTGTACCCCAAAGAGGTTCCCACAAATACTGTTCCTACTGGAGTACTCTGTCCGTTTGGTCCTACTTCACTCGTACTACCAATATACGGGTTGTATCCAAGTGGGTACAAGTCACCTGTGACTCCAAGCCAATATCCCGACAGCGTGTTTCCGTTGGCGCGAAGATCCAATGTGGTTCCACTAGTATACGGAGTGTATCGTCCAACAAGAGGAATCTCGTAGAAGGTGGCTTGCGATGATGTGGCGAGAGCATTATCAATAGATCTATTCAGAAGAATAGAACCAAACATTCGCATACCTGTTGGATGAATAATGTTTTTTAATACACCAAAATATGTGTCCAAGGATATCGCAGACTTCAGTTCATAAGAAAAATCCTGATAGTAGTGCCCGTCTTGGATCTTCTTGTTTGAAGACATCTTGCCGCGATTTCCCGTAAAGTATCCAGGATAATTTGTAACAGCACTGCGTAAACCAATTACCTTTGCGGTTCGTGATCCTGTTTCACTAAAGATGTTTAGAACAAGATCTCCTGTATAGTTTACACCCGAATTGGAAATTCCAATCTTCTTAACTCCACCAGCAAGACCTACTTGCTCAATCTTGGCAGAAAATCCTGTGCCTTTAGAATCAGTAACCGTGACTGCATCACCCACACGATATCCACTACCTGGAAGTTCAACGAAAAATTCACCAATAACAGGATAGGTTGTTTCCGTCCACTCGTTGGTGTCTTTGGAAAGCACAACACTACTATTGGGAGAAAATTGACCCGTAATATCAGTAATAAAGAACTCGGTGATTGGAACTCCGTTAAAGGAGTACTGCACCACCGAATTAACGAATGCACTTGCGATTAATTGCACACCGCTGTATTGGTAGATGTTTCCGTTTACAGCACCAAACAGATCGGTTCCGTTTTGCACAGTGGTTTTAATGGATCGTGGCTCAGTCCACACACCATCAGACACCTTGAGAATATCGTTCTTGGGATAGTAGAATTCCAAATCACTGTCGTACAGAATACGAAACAGGAACTTGTATGAACTCTCTGTGCCCTTGTTTCCGTAGAAGTCACGAATCTTCTTTAGAAGGGTTTTCTTATTTGGCTTGTTGCCGCTGGCGTTTGCTGCAAATATTTCAGGAAACGAATCCAAATAGGTGTTCTTGAAATGTGAATAGAACTCATCAAGGTTAAGATCCACATTCCACACTGTATCCAACTTGGATGTTAAGTATCCAACATTGCCTTCCTGTTCCAACCACTCGTAGTACGCCTTTATAAACAATACTAGTTTTGGATAGTCGGTTTGCACAAACAATGGAAACTGCTCCTTGATGAAAGGAGACAGCAGATCTTCTAGGGCTTCTGCTTCAGTGTTTAAAATAATATTGTTTATAGCAGCCATCTTATCCCTTTAGATTTTGCTTGCGAGATACTTGTGACTGCAACGAGATACTAACTGAATCACTATAACCTCGACTCATGCGAAGAATCTTGTTCTCGAATACAAAGATGTCGGTATTATCTGGTTGTACGGTAATCGTGAAGAGCGGAGACACAGAAGTGGGGGCAAATGCAGTATTGAATTTCACTGTTCCGTTTGCGTAGTCCACTACACCAATATTTGGATACACTGTGCTTTGCGATCCGTTTGCATCAATGGTAACCAAATTTATTTTACCGTAGCCGTCATCAGTTGCGTACACATCATTCACAATTGCACCATCGGTATTTTTATGCGATATAATGCTTGATCCCAAGATAGAAGAGTGTCCTTCATGCGGATGCAGAAGTGGATTCTTAAAATCAATAGAGAATCCCTTAGCCGCAACAAGTTTGGCAAGGTTAACTGTTTTACGAAGACTAACAGTTGTCTGATTGCTAAGAATACTAGGACTCACTGAGTTCATTCCCTGTGAGAGTTTGGACAAGTAGAAGTTTGCACCAAAGGTTTCTAGTACAGTAGACGAATATGTAAAGGCGTATGCAACCAGTAGTGCCTTAATGGTTCCTGCTCCAATTGAAGCCAAGTTTGGATCATAGGTAACAATTGAATCAATCACCAAATCAATATAATCGGCATCCACAATTTCAGGAGTAACAGTAACAACTGAACGATTTTCACGCAGTACTCGCGCAAGACTAATCTTTTCATCAATAGTAAGAGCCGATCCCGACTTGGGCTTTACAGCAATAAACACCTTGCCGTACTGTGGAGGCACAACAGTTTCTCCACCGTAAACATAAACAGAATCTGCATTGGGATACTCTTTAATTACTGCGGCGGTATAGTCGTCTTCTGTTACTGCACGATTCTGTGACTTATAGAATCGAGGAGCCAAGAACTTGATACGGGAAACACTTTCCTCTAGTGCGCCACCTGCGGACACAGTATTAACCGTGATTGCACCAAGACCGCTAACCGTACTACCGAATGACGATATTCCGTTTGCATCATCGGCATTGGTTTCCATGTACTCCACAATAACAACACTACCAGATGCTGGTTTCATTCCAAGAAAATCGTCTCCAAAGAACAGTTCGTACATACCTGTTTCTTTTTCCTGCAAGAAAAACACCTTGGATGTGGGAGTCAAGTCAATATACGAATCAGCGTATGACCATACATCTCCAATACCTGTGTTGTCCGCGGCAGAAGCCTTCACACGAACCTTGATTGTGCTTGTGTCAATCTTATCATTAGGAATAAGCAGAACCGATCCCAATTTTTTGGTTGAATCATACACATAACTCATGCGCCGAAGAGTGCCTTCGTATACTTCAATGGATGAAAACTTTGGATTTAATGGATTACTTATGTCTGCGTACACAGTATCAAGCAGAATGAATCGGTACTGTGTTCCCGCAGGATTCACCCCCGTGAATTCTGTACCACGAGACAGGTAGGTGCTTGCTCCTGCTCCTGCCGCCACAACACTCAGAACAGCCTTAGAAGCACGGCGTGATGAGGGAACATATCCCAATGCCTTTGCATGGGAAACCACCGATGGACGCAACACAGCACTATCCAAGAACATCTCATTCGCAACCATGTTTGTGTAAAAAGCCTGATAGTGCGTGTTGTAGGCAAGCACATCCAAAACAGTGCTAAGAATCGAACCATCAAAGTTGTAATCCTTCAGAGTATCCTGAGACTGCAAGAATGTCTGTAGCGAAGCCTTTGCCTCTTCAAAGTCTAAACCAACAATGTTGAAACTATTTGAATTCGACATCAGCGTACCCTTTCTAGGACAACCGAGACACTATCTTTTTTACCAATGGCTTGTATAGAGTATTCCACAATAACTGTGTAGTAGTTTTCATCTGGACTAGACACTACATCCACCAATACTTGACCAATTCGTGGCTCGTGATTGCGTATAATATTTAAAACTCGATCATGAATTTCCATTGTTGTAATAGCATCAATAGGTTCAAAGAGTAGAGCACGCAATGATCCACCAATAGTGGGTTGAAACAACCGATCACCAAAAGAAGTGGACAACAGACTCCGAACAGATGTGCGAACAGCCAAATCATCCCTGATGGCGAGAAGATCACCTGTCTTGGGATTCTTTGTAAAGGTGGGATCTATATCGGTAAATATAGGTTTCCCACTGCCTGTGATCTGTAGTGCCATTAGTTGTGTTCTACTTTATATGAAAGGTGTGTATTTATTTGGTGGACGCTGCTGTCGATTACTTCTTCTAGAGTTTTTTGCTTTATTCCCTCTGCCTCAATCTCATCTAGTTGGTCTGCTCCACACCAATGGCAGCACAAGAACCCAAGTGGAGTCAGTCCATCAGCGCATCGTAAAGGGGTAATACTAAAGAATTCCACATTATTTATCTCAAGTCCAGAACGAAAAGACGATGGGGGC